ATGCTCCTGAATCTATGCAGGAATATTGGAACACGAAAGTAAAAAATAAATGTGCCTTACATCAGGTCGACACCTTGAAAAATTTGCAGATATCAACGTTTGGCATACACGTAAAGGCTAACACTATTTTGGGACAAAAAATTGCCCACAACAAATATCATAAATTATGGATTGATTCCAAAACATTTTCAAAGAATGAAGTTGTAAAAGGATTAGTAGAACTTGATTGTTTTCCTTTGATAATGCCTGTTAGTGGTGACATACATATGGAACCAGATGTAAAAGAGTTTTGGTCATGGTTAAACGCTTTTAAAGGGCATGGTATAGATTTATTGAATCAATGTAGTTGGGGATTTGATGTTAAGGAACCTATTTTTAAGAAAGATATAGACAAGTATACAGATAGGACTTACCTACTTGATAACCAGAAGTCCGAAGAGTTTTTCCAGAATCTTTTTGAATTACACCAAATGAGTAAACAATTTAAATTAATAAACAAAGACACCAAAATTATTTTTGTCCGTAATAGAATACCAAGAGCCTTAATTAAAAGTAAAATAAAACCAAAGGGTACTTTGATTGCCTTAGGTGGTGGTTATTACGCCACAGGCACAGATAACCTAAAAAGACTTCTTGAAAATCTTCCAAAAAAGTTGTATTATAGTGATCATCAGCCGAGTCGTTGGGATTGGCATGATCATGTTATAATAAAACTTTAGAATGAGCAGTTGTAAATTAGTAATAAAAGACGAGGTGAACGTCAAATTTGAGAACTTATCGCTTGAGTGGCGTAAGAGATTATCCAACAAATTCAAATATGAAATACCATACGCACGACACCTACCCGCTGTCAAATTAGGCAGGTGGGATGGAAAAGTAAGTTTCTTTGGACTCGGCGGCACAACATATCTTAATTTAGTTGATCAAATACTACCAATACTAGAAGAGGGTGGTGTTTATGTCGACTTCGAAGACAAGAGGCCACAGCACAATTTTGAATTCCAGAGAGTTGATAAAAATTATTTGAGTCACATCAAATGGCCCGATACACATCCTTGTGCTGGACAGCCTATAGAATTGAGAGACTACCAAGTGGAAACAATAAACAAATTTATTGAGAATCCACAGTGCATACAAGAGATAGCCACTGGTGCAGGAAAGACCATTATAACAGCGGCACTATGCCAACTAGTCGAGCCGTACGGTAGGACACTTACTATTGTTCCAAACAAGAGTTTGGTCACGCAAACCGAAGAAGACTTTCTTGCTTGTAACCTTGACGTAGGCGTGTACTACGGAGACCGTAAAGAACTAGGAAGGTTCAATACCATAGCAACATGGCAATCGTTAAATGTGCTAGAAAAAAAAAGTAAAGACGAACACACTACAGATTTTTTAGAAGCAATTCAAGGCATCAACACAGTTATCATAGACGAAGTACACATGGCAAAAGCAGATGTGTTAAAAAGATTGTTGACAGGACCGTTTGCACACTGTGGAATACGTTGGGGCCTGACTGGCACCGTGCCTAAAGCAGACTATGAATTCATGGGACTCAAATGTAGTATAGGTGAGGTGGCAAACAGAATACAAGCAAGTGAACTCCAAGATAAAGGAGTACTTGCCAACTGCCATGTAAACGTTATACAAACACAAGACCATCCGCAGTTTAAAACGTATGGTGAGGAACTGAAATGGTTAACAACAGATGCAACAAGGATGACTTGGGTGGCCAAAACAATACAGCAAATAGCCACATCAGGAAACACTTTGATACTTGTGGATAGGATATCCGCAGGTGAAATTCTCGAAAAGAAAATCAAAGACGCAGTGTTTGTGTCAGGATCAACTAAAAACATAGACAGAAAGGAACAGTACGATGAAGTCTCTACTAGCCAAAATAAAATTATTATTGCCACATATGGAGTTGCCGCTGTTGGCATTAATATTCCTAGGATTTTTAATCTTGTCCTTATAGAACCGGGAAAGTCGTTTGTAAGGGTAATCCAAAGTATAGGACGTGGAATCAGGAAAGCCAAAGACAAGGACAGTGTGCAGATCTGGGATATCACCAGCAGTTGCAAGTTTGCAAAAAGACATCTCGGACAAAGGAAAAAGTTTTACAAAGAGGCAAATTATCCGTATAATATAGAAAAAATAAATTATGAAAATCCTTACACTGGATAACAGAACATACACACTGGAGAAGATACCCGAATGGGTTGATGAGAAACTACGGTTCGCCGTGCTGGATAATTCGGACCCTGCTAATCCAGATTTCTTCTACATACCATTAATATTCCTCGAAAGTTTCAATGCACCAGCGGCAGTATTAGAAATTGGACCACATAAGATAAAAATGCCACTGGATTGGAAAATGCTGATAGGTGAGGCAGGACAATCTGAGATGCATGTGTTACCAATTACAAGCCTTAACGACAGAGGCTTTGATGCTTTCACATTCAACCCGTTATCAAGTCCGAAACCAGACTTCCATCCAATAGATGTTGTAGACATATACACAGAAGTAAAATGGTACTTTCCTAAAATTAAATCAGGGCAAATGTTAGCCGTGCCCTTAAACAATGGTCCAAAACCGATGTGTGCTTATTTTGTTAAGGACATATCAAGGCAATGTGAACAGGTTGATTATGGCTCCGTCTGGTAGAAAATCCATAAAGATAGAAGCGCCTGTAATGATTACAAGTGATAAAATTGCAGTGTGGATGGATCAAGGTGAATGGGCAATGAACTTTTTTGATTGGCTTATCAAAAACAAATTCAATAAAAAACTTTCAGGTTTACAACATATGCAAAATAAAATAAAATTAACTTTTGTGACAGCCAAAGACTGTACAATGTTTGGACTAAAATATGCCGGCAGAAAAAAATAGAAAATTTTTTGATTTAAGAAACGGACTAAAGGCAGTAGACTTCCGTAATAAGGACTACTTTGACAGGATCGATGACAAGGAGAAATCATTGTACTCTCCCTACATGCTGATGAGATATGTTTCCAATGTGTCATCCAAAGATCCTTTCTACGTGGAACACTACATAGAGATGGTCAACGAGTGTGTGAACAAACACTGCTTCACACTGGGAAAACACAAAAAACTGCTATGGATACTGACTGCCATGTGTGGTGCAGAGACCCAGCAATTTCATCCATGGATCAAACCCATGAAGCGTGTGCCAAACAAGAGCCTAAAAAAACTGCAAAGCATATATCCAACGTGGAAAGAGGCAGACCTAGAGGCACTAGACAAAGTGATAACAGACAGAGAACTGGAGCAACTGATAGAAGCACATGGCCTCAACGAATAGATGCACGTATTGTGGCAAGGAGTTTGCCAAGGCAAGGACATTACAGGTACACCTGTGTGAGCCAAAAAGAAGATACCTACAAAAAGATGAGAAGTGGGTAGTTAACGCATTCATGGTGTTCCAGAGATTCTATCAGATACATCAACACAATTCAAAGCTCAAGACTTACGATGAATTTGTAAAGAGTGCATACTACAATGCGTTTGTAAAATTCGGAAGGTTTATAATGCATATAAATCCATTATACCCGGAAAAATATATAGATTTTGTGTTGCGATCAAAAATAAAACTTGACCACTGGGCCAGAGATGATCTATATGAAACCTACTTGATAGAAGCACTGAAGACAGAGCCAGTTGAATCAGCACTGCAAAGAAGTATCACAACAATGATGGATTGGGCCACGGAACAAAATGCACAGTGGTCTGATTATTTCCGATTGGTGAACACCAACAGAGCAGTGCAACACATACAACAAGGAAAGATAAGTCCGTGGTTATTGTTAGGTTGCAGTGCAGGGAAAAGAATGTTAAAATCATTCAACGACGAACAATTACAGATGATAGAAAGATTCATTAATCCAAGTTTTTGGCCGAGCAAACTGAAGAGCTATCCAGCGGATCATATGCTCGTACAAGACACAGCAAGGGAGGCCAAAATTGTCTAAAATAGATTTGGAAATCACAGACAAACTAGAGTTCAACGATGGTGACTGTGCTGTAATAATCAAGGAAGATGGATCAATAGGAAGAGTGATAATGCCGAAGATAGACAAAGCATTTCTAAGCACCGAGGGGTATAGAAAGTTGTTAGACGTTTTGGATCTATTACAACCCGGTTCAAAGGACGAAATGATTAAACACAGTGAAAAAGCGAAAGGACGTGTACACTAATGCCTGATGTAGACATAGACTTTTACGACAGAGATAACACGTTAAAGTTATT